CCTATCCGTTTACATACCGCATCAGGTTGTCTACCACCCTCACCGCCATCAGCAATGTTGAACAGCACTCCACTTCCATCTAACTTCTTTCCATATTGTTTAATCAGATCAATCTCAAGTGAAAATGCTCCTTCCTCTGTCAGATTCTGGTACACCTCATAAAGAGGTTGTATGTGTTGCTTTTTCAGCTTACGGAGAAATGATCGAAGCAATCGGTTTGTACCTATCCTATTGTATGTTTTATCGCAGTATTTGTAGTGTTGAAGGTACCGATCTCCTTTACCCTTCCCCACATATACGGGGGCTCCCGTCTCCGGGCATTGTATAATATAAACGTAAAAATTATTCATGGCTAAACTCCTTTCATTTATTTATCAAAAAACAGACCTCAAAAGTGCAAGCTCTGCAAACACGTCGAAGAGGTCCAGCGATCCCTTGATCAGTGAAGCTATCTCAGAACGTCGACCATTCACTGCAGTGTCCTGGGTGGACGGTCGGCTGGTGGGTTGGGCCGTATTCAATCCATAAGCAGTTGACCTAAATGCAAATTCAGAAGATAATAGAGTCATAGCAAACAAGGAACTGATATGAGCTGGAATCTTGAAGGTAAACGAATCAACGGTCTGTACATGGGCTTGTTTCCCTACTCTGGTCTAGTGACTGAGAGCCGAGTCAAGTACGGTGGCAAAGTTCAGCACACAGTGCAAGTTGACGAGCCATTCAAAGTGTATGGTGAAATCCGCAATGTTGTGTTGGTTGAAGATTTCAACCGTATCCTGGATGAGGTGGAAGCATGAAAGTCTACATTGGTTATGATGTCTATTATGACTACTGTGAAATATGGCGTGTCGTGACCAAGATCTTTGATGATGAAGTCAAAGCCTTGATCTGGAAAGAAGATTTCAAAGCCACGGAACTTGAGTGGCGTGAGTATGAAGAACATGAGGTGGAGTGATGATGGATCATTTCGTTATCCGCTACATCCCCGGCGGAATGTCTTTGAATCACAGTGGCTGGTGGCTTGTCCGTCTCGATGGTTACTGGGAACATCCTGTTAAAATGCTCAAGAAAGCGACTTATGTTTGAAAGGAAAATTGTATGATTCGTGTTATTGCTTTGTTCTTGTTTCTCGCCGTGATTGTGTTTCTGGCCATCCAAGGTGTCCAGAAGATCACAGGCAAACAAGCATTGGACTTGACTAAAACAGCAGTCTATGCTACAATCAGCTCTGCAGTTGCAATCGCGCTGATGTTTGGTTTGGCAGTTGTTTTTTAAGGATTGATATGATCAATGACTTCTGGCTCCGGCCTTTGTATTTCATTCTTGGTTTTCTTGTGTGTGCTAATCTTTTTCTTTATGGAGTTATTTGACTTTGCAGTTGTCAAAGTGATACCGTTGCATATTAGAGTTACTTTTAGATTGCATCCCGCAATGTGGGCATTCTAAAATAGGTCTGTTTTTCAGACCCTCTTTCATATTTGCGATTCTTTTAGCTTTCTTATCCTCATCTTTCCACGATTGTCTTGTTCTCTCGACATTAGATGTGATAAAATCAGGATGCTTGAAGATGTTATCGACACCATATGTTTCGATCATTGTTCTTTTTTGTTTATCAAAAATAGATTGAGATCCATTACCGAGACCACCGTGTTTGTTGATGATCATCTCCTTCACCTTATCACTTGTGTAAGGATTGTTTTGTGAAAGTCTTTTAGATGCCTCGATTGAAAGTTTCTGTTTCAATACAGAATAAGTCTTGGAGTTGTAAGATGGTTTAAATCTGTTTTGTGTGTCATTACACTGCCACCCATTACACATACCCCAAAATGCCCTAAGCATTGAGTATGATTCTGGAAAGGCTTTGTAAAGAAGTAGATGAGCGATGTAATGCTCTTTTGCAGTAAGTTCGATGATGTTGTTGTCATCGAACTCAAACTCGGGGAAAATACTTCGAGGTAGTATGTGATGGCGTTCTGTATAAACGTCATCTGTTTTAGAAGTTCTGGATTTGATGAAATTTACGTATCTAACTACATACCTGTTATTAGAATTCGGAACATTCATCAGAGGCTGATAAATACTCATGCTGACACTCCCATTAGTGTTAGAGTCCTTGGGTATTTCCAGTACCGCGAAGGACATTTTTGTTTGTTGATGTTTTATTTATGAAGGAAGACGTTATGTTGAAGAAAATTATTTTGAGTTCAATTCTTGTGGGAACTTTTGCCCTTTCTGGTTGCACGAGGGTGGAAACCGGTGAGGTCGGTGTGCGAGTTGGTTTCGACAAACAGGTTAAGTCCGGTGAGCTGTTGCCGGGTTCATTTAACCAAACTCTGATTGGTGATGTGTTGACCTTCCCCGTCAAAGACGTCAACGTCACTCTGGAAAACATGACTCCAGTGGCTAAAGATAACTCGACGATGAAGGATCTGGATGCTGTGGTGGTTTATAACATTAACCAGAGTCAAGTGGCTGAGTTGTATTCAACGAAGAATAAGTCATTCCACGCCGAAAGTCGCGGCGACACTTATGTGATGTACAACTACATCGTACAGAACGCACGTAATGCTATCTACAAAGCAGCTCGAAAGTATGAAGCACTGGACATGGCAGACAATCGTACTGACATGGAAAACTTTATCAAGGAAGAGATCACCCGCAACCTTGCGGAGGAAAAGTTGGACGGTAGTATCAACATTACCCAAGTCATGATCCGTAATGTGGTCCCAGCTGATAGTGTTGTCGCGTCCGCTAACGAGTTGGTTCGTAGCAAGAACGAGCTCAAGCAACGCGAAATTGAGGTAAAAACGGCTGAATTGGAAGCTAAGAAGCAACAAATGCTGTCTAATAATGGTCCACAGACTATTGAGTATATGAAGGCACAGGCTTCCTTGATTATTGCTGAGGCCGTCCGTGGTGGTAAAGTGCAGGCCATCATCATTCCATCGAGCCTGACTGCTCTTGGTACAGTTAAGTAATATGTACAAAGCTAGACCTTATACCTATATGTTGATATGTGACCAGACAGATCAGAAATATATTGGTTCCAGGTCTGCTAATAAGCATTGTGCGGATGAGGATATTAAGTACATGTCCTCATCCAGCACGATCATGAAGATGATACGAGACGGTTTTACATTTAAGAAACTGATTCTTGCTGAGTGGAATACCCACTACGAGGCTCTCGACCATGAAATATTTCTCCACGAATGTTTTGATGTTGGTAAGAATAAAGACTTTCTGAACAGAGCTCGTCAGACTAGCACCAGCTTCACTGCTTATGGTTACAAAGGTATGAGTAACAGTAGAAGAGGTATACCTAACCCAGAACACAGCGCGAGATTAAAGGGTAGATCTAATCCCAGTGTTAGTTTGGCACTTAAAGGTAGAATCAGACCGGACATTTCAGCTAAACTGAAGGGCAGACCCAACCCCGGTGTTAGTGCTGCATTGAAAGGTAGATCGCTAACGCCTGAAACTCGTGCGAAGATGAGTGTTGCGAAGAAGGGTAAACCACCCAACAACAAAGGTAAAAAACTTTCTGATGAGACGTGTAGAAAGATGAGTGAGAGTAGAATGGGTCAGACATCTCCCACAAAAGGTATGAAATATGTCAAAGTTGAATGTCCTCACTGTGGTTTGTTTGGCGGTGGCCCACAAATGACGAGGTATCACTTCGATAATTGTAAACAAAGGTTACTGACATGAACGCAACTAACCCCATCGAAACACTGGCAGCATGCATGGCTCACGCAGCCTACGAAGCGTTTCCTGAGTACAAGTATCAGGACCGCAACTGGGCGATGCACGACAAGTGGCGTGCTACATTGACCCGAGAGGAAATGAAAACAGCAGTCGCACCAGCTGATTGCTTTGTTGAAAAGACACGTAAGCATTCATTCTATGACCTGACTGTGTACTCTATGTTTCCTCAGGCCTGGGGCAGCACTGCACTAGGGTTCGGTGGTATTGGTGGACAAGCAATCACATCAGCTTATGTTTGTGTGATTGAGAGTGACTTGGTTGGTGGCTTTGCTGTATACTTCGGTGGTCGGTTAGCTTATGTGATCAACAGACCGAATCAGAAGTTCATGGAAGATGTTGCACGTCACCGAATGGTTGACGCGAAGCTTGGAAAGAGTACATATGAGACTAATGCTGGGAACTGATGAGCGACCTGAACTCCTTGTTGAGGTCTTTGACTTGGATGATCGTAATGAGTTTGACTTTGAGGTAATCAACGGCCGCTGGTATGGCAAGTACACAAACGGCCACCTGACGATTGATCATCCACATGGTGCTTGGTCAACGCTTGACACAGTTAAGATTCTGTGTGATAATCAAGACAGGTTGAGAGGCGACTACACTACAGTGTTTGCAAACTTCGACAATCCAAACTACTTTGCACCAAAGCCCCTCTTTCAAGTCCCAGCTAATTGGGACGATGACATTCCTTTCTAACGGAGACACCATTGAGTAATCGAATATTCATTCTTGCCGGAACGTATGAACAGTATAAGCAGCTTGCCAATCAGCTATATGCTGCAATGGCTGCTGAGGGAATGGTGCTTCGCCGGCAGGACCTGATCTACATCACGCCTGATTCGATCAGAGGTTATCGAGACATCTGGGGATATACAGTGGGGACGTGGCAGCACCGAGAAGACCTTCCCACTCTCAGAGAGATGATTCGGTGGGCTGGCTCATCTGTTGAAAATGATTTTATTGAGGTTGAATTATGAAATACTTTGCATTTATTATCCCAGTCTTTT